TCTCAACCTTCGTGTTTGTGCCTGCTCTAACTGGAATGAAATAGTCTTCCTCAACAGACAGTGGGTTATATCGTAAGTCAACGCGGCCAGTGTTAGCATCAACAAGTTGGTTCCTCTTCATAGAAGAGATTGTTTTCTGCATAAATTGCTCAATATCTTGAGGAGGAATATTGCCTGTATCAACATAGAAGACACGTCGCTCTGGAGAGCGAACAATACGATAAGCCATCATCGCATCCTCAAGCAGTGTTAGTTGTCTAAAGATACGTCGTGAAGCTTCTAAGACTGAGGTACCATATGGGGCATACTTATCATTACCCAAGATACGAAAGTGAGCAACTTGCCAGTTCTCAAAGGTCATGCCAGCAGAGTTCCACTGGTATTGGATATAGTTTGGGTTTGTTGCGTCTTCGCCCTCCAGTCTTTCTATCTCCGGAGAAGGAAGAGCAATAACTGATTGGACTCCGTACTTTTCATCAATGTCCAGATATAGGAAAAAGTCCCCATACTTACACATCGTGCGTGCCCAACCAAAAAGATTATAATCAAGGTTTAAAATACTATCATATAAAATTTCCAGCACTGCTCGAATTTCTTCGTTAGGGCATTTGACATTAAGCATGGGACGAAGCTGGGAGTAGGTCGTCATCTCATCTGCATAGATATCTAAGGATGATGCAATCTCTGGCATATACTCCATTTGATCAAAATCGATGTAGCGCTCACCTCGGCGCTGATTGTGCATCGCATTAGTGGCAAGCTGGTCTAAGGGATTGTAAAGAGCCTTTTTGAACTGCTGGCCCGAAGCAGTTTTAAACCGAGAGGAAAACTTATCTAAGTGTTGTCTTCTGATCTTGCGCCCCGTCTGGGAGCGATAGTTAATAATAGGTCCAGAGAAAAGACGAGTTAGCGCTTTAAATAACGTCGACTGTCTATTTGCCGGGTTTCTACTTGAGTTCTGATTCTTTTGTGCCATTTATTTTATTGTCTCACTTTATAATCCACTTATATTGATTATATAATTTTTCTGCTTCACTCATTTTATCAAAGATATTATCTTTTTTATACCCCTGTTGTCCTTTAATTTGAGTGTTTAGCGATGTTTTTGTTGTATAAATGGAATCTAGAAAAGCTTTTTGATAGTTTAAATCTCTCGCGCATGATTGGATGGCAGTATCTCTTACCCAACATCCGATTGCTAGCGCCATAATTAGGTCGTCGTGATAGCTTTTCATAGCTTGTGGTTTTCCATTTTTCCATACAAAAGTCTTAAACTCATTCACAATTCGTGATGAATATATTGTAATTAGTTTATTTCTTATGAATTCTTCTAATTTTGCAATGATGAGAGGTCTTGTCTTTGAGGTGGTAGAAAATCCAGCAATAGCAGAATTGCGATATTCCGCCTGATGTTGCTCAATATATTCATGAGTAGACTTAATTGAATAATATAGATTCGGATACGCGTACTCCACAAGTTTATCTAACACCGTAAAGCCGATGCTATTGTTTTCTACTACGATCATTGCATTTCCAAACTCGCGGCCAATTTGATTAATCATTCCCGCATATAAATCAGGAGTAGGTCGACCTTGGTATTCTCCAATTATTTCAAGCGTTTCTAGCTTCAATAAGTGGAAAGTTGAATAGTCGGCGCCGTCCCCCCGCGCGACATCAACCGACATCAAATAATTGCACGTGGGATCAAACTCTTCCCAGATCCAAAAATTACGATCAAAGCCTGTACGATACTTCGGCTCTTTAACGACGCTTAGCATCCAGTCCATACATTCGGGATCCAAAACGGTTTCTCCGGACGTGTTGAAGTTGCAGGCTAACTCTTGCGCAATTTGACGCTTCGACATGTTCTTGGTTTCTTTCTTGTACCACCCATCATCTCGATCAGGATGCACGTCCCACGGAAGCGTGGTTAAATGAAAATTGTTGGCTTCAGATTCCGCATCGATGCAGGTTTTGTGGAACCAGTTTCCCACACCATTAGGAGTGGACAGCGCAATACATCGACCACCGGTTGATAGGGTGGGATATAAACCGGTCCATAATTCTTCTAACCCTTCAATATGTGCAGCCTCGTCAAGCACCAAGAGAGACAGCGCCTCAGAACGACCAGCATCGCCGGAAGTAGAAGCAGCCTTGATTGAGGAACCATTAGAAAGTTCAAAGGATGTCCTGTTGTCGACATCAATTGTCGCAATCTTAAGCCAATCTGGTAGGTTGCGCATGATACTCTTGACTTTCTTGACGAGGTTTCCCGCGGTGGCGAACTTGGTTGCCATAACAAGGATAGCCTTATCACGATGAAACAGCATCATCCAGACAATATAGCCGGCTGTAATCGTTGAGATTCCTAGTTGGCGCGCCTTAAGGATGACATTGAATCGATAATCGTTAAAGTCTTTCAGCAAATCATCTTGAAAGTTATACGTATCAAAAAGAATCAACCCGTGCATCGGGTGTGATATGCGGGCATAAGTTTTAAGAAAGTAGGACGGATCTTTACCGCATTTTAATATTTCTTTAACTCTTTGCTTTTTGTCTAATTGAAAACTCATACATCTTTCATGGCCGCTAATACCTCTTCTCTATTAGTGAGGTCTCCTTCACCATCAAGCACAATCATTTCTTCAAGTCCATCTTTCCAAGCTTGATCAACTATCTGCGCATCAGACATCTTGTTAAATCCGTGAGGATCTAATGCGTCGTACATCTCGTCTTCGCCGCCCATGTCGTGGTAATGGCCTTCTTCAAGTACTTCTCGAATAAACCCCATAAGTTCTTGAAGCTGGAAGCCAGCAACTGGTCGACCTTCGGCGCCGGGGGAATAGAGTGTCTCTTCGTCTGGGTAATCTTCGTCGCCTGGATTCGACAATTCGACACCCGGGATTTTCTCAAATACTGCCTGAAACAAGTCAGCCACTTCTTCTGGGGGCATCCCTTGGATTAAATCCATAAGCTGATCTTCTAAGGGTGGGCCTGAGCGATCTTGGAAACCACTATATTCGCCCTCTGGGGCGTCGTCTGATGGAATATCTATATCAATTGGTATTGTCTCGCCCGTGTCTGTGTGGGGCTTCTCCATTGGCTCTGTGGTGCCGTGGTGCTTTGCGTATCGCGCGGGATCTCGCTCTTCGGGGGGCTTATATTTGTCCCCCAATATCTTCTTGAGGAGTTCTTCTGCCGCGTCATGGCCGCGGAGACCTTCTCCAAGCAAATACTCCTCAAGAATAATGCGATAAAGATCGTTACGAGAAATATTCATCTTTACTCTCCAGAGTTCTTAGGTCGAGTATCGTTCTTCGGGCGCTTGCCCTTCCAGCCACCCTGATCAAGGAATGACTTCCAGCCCTTGTCTAGCGTGTCCTTCGATTCAGCGGCAATCTGCATCTCATCACTAAGGCCGCTGATCTTGTAATGCTTCTTTGCTTGTACCCACGAGCGCACGCGCGAGGTACTTTGCACCATCACATCAATCTCGCCCTCTTCTTTGAGGGTCACTGACTTTCCGGTTACCTTGCGGTACTCTTTCTTAAGCCACGATGTGATGTCCGACATTCTTTGATCCACGTCGGACTCAAACCCATTGGCATGGACTTCTTTCAGCTGAACTTCAGACTGATACGTTAAGCACATCATGTTGCCATAAAACGCCACGTTAAAGCCATCTAGCACTCGCTGGTCGAGGATAGGATCTCCTTCCTCTCGTTGAAGGCCGGCCTTGATCGGCTCTCCGTCTTCTGTTAGGGCGCCATCATATGCGTTGGCGGCTGCTTGGGAAAGCCCCTGAATAATTTCGTATACTGACGATGTTTCTTTTTTCTTAGCCATTATTTGGTCTCCATCCTTTTAACCATCTTTCTTCTCTATCCTCAACATATTGAATATAGCAGTTAAAGCAACACTCAAATTTGGTGAGACAAACATCATCCATTGACATTCTTGGAAAAGTTCCGCAAACTATACACGATGTTAGAGATTCTCTATTAAGTAGTTTTTTTGATACCTTTATACCATTAATATCGATTTTCTCTTCGTGCTCTTCATTTTTCTTTATTTTTTGATAAAACTCTCGCATCTGAGAAAGATATTCTTTCTCTTTTAGTTCGTTCCATTTCGATTTTGGGTTGACTATCGCTTCAGCGCCATACTTTTCAGCGATTGCTTTTTCCACTGCTGCTATTTGATTGAGGTCTTTATCTTTCATCGAATGCCCTATACGCTCCGTAGGTTGCGGCCGAGCCAAGTACTACGCCGCCAATAAGCCACCACGTTTTATTTCGTGGAGATGTCTTTTTAAGTGACTTCACGAGTGCTTGA